ATTGAAGGTTGTTTGAAGTGGCGGCAGTCAGGTTTAAATGATCCGGCGATTGTTAGGAAAGCCACAGGTGATTACAAAGAAGAAATGGATATACTTGGTCCATTTATGTTTGAGTGTTGTTTTAAAAGAGATGACGTTCAAATGGAAGCAAAACAATTATATGAAACGTATGCGAATTGGTGTTTTAGAAATGGTGAGCATCAATTAAAAAATAGGGCATTTTATCGGATTTTGGAAACGCAGGGTTTTAAAAGAGAGCGTGGCAACAGAAATAAGTATTACATCAAAGGTGTTACTTTAGTAGACCAAAATAATACTGATAAGCAATCAAAGTTACTGGAAAACGAAGAAAATAGTGAGAATGTTACTAAAAGTAACAAATTTAAAATCTCGTAAAAAACCTTATGTATCAAGGGATAAAGGTGTTTTTTATACTCTTTTTGTTATTTTTGTTACTAAGTACAACCATAAACAAAAAAAAATATATATATATTCTTTATTAGGAGCGCTAAAGGTCTCATGCGGTAACATTGGTAACAAAATTCTCGAATCCCTTGGGGCTGTAAGGATCGTGTTGATTTCAAAAAGTAACACATCGCTTATTTTAGGTGTTTTTCAGTAACAATTTTAAATAATTTTTGATAACAAGAATGGATGAATAAAATGTTTGAAAAATTTATTGAGGAAAATATTGAACGAGATAGTAAGAGTTTTGAGCTATTAGAAAACTTATATAAGCGTTATTTAATATATTGCAAAGCTCATAATTTGAAACCTATTGGTAGGAATGGATTTACTTATAGATTTACTAAAAATCGAATTGGAGTATTGCATAAATCAAAAGGTAAATCAGCTAGGTGGGGAGTGAGATTACTTCCATGCAAGTATTAGAAATTATAAGTTTAATTTGGAAATCGGGTGCAAATATCTATCTTGATCCAAGTGATGGACGAATCGGAATAAAACGACAGAACTTAATTCCTGTGGAAGTAATGCAAGCTGCGGAGAAAAATTTCAATGTTATTGATACTTGGTTTAAGTCCTGGAAGGATGCAAACAACGAAAAGATTACAATCTTGAAGATTTTTTATGAGTTTTCTGGTTGGAAACATAACCGAAAGTTACATGATTGGTTGCTTGCTGATACAGATTCATTACAAATGTTCTATGACTGGACGATTGTGCTTGCGAAGAATGGATGGACAGACGTGTATGAAGATTATCGCCAATTTGAAAATGATGAATCGAATGTAATGGCAAGGAAGATATATGAACGTGCGGTTTTATATGCAAGGAAAGGGGCTTAGACCATGATTGAAAAAATTGAACGAAGCATAAAACATGCAAAGAAAAGAATTGATTCATTTAAAAAATCTCATGGTGATAATCCTGGAAAGACTCATACATACCATGGGGGCTGGGATTTAGGTTATTGGGAAGGTCGTCTTTCAGCTTTGGAGGATATGCGTGATGAAATTGAAGGTGAAAAAGAATGATTCGTTTCCATTACACAGATAAGGAAATAGATAACATCCTTAAAACACTCACAATCGTAATTGATACTCGTGAAAACAAAAATGACCATATCCGTGATTACTTACATCAAAAGGGAATCCCAATTAAAAACCAAAAATTAGATACCGGTGACTATGGCTGCATGATTCCCAAAAATGAAGAATTAGGCATACCACGAGACATTTACTTAGATAGCCGAATAGAACGGAAAGCCCACATGGATGAGATCACAGGGAACTTACAAAAAGATACGCAAACAGCGTTTGAAAATGAATTGATTCGTTCGAAAGACATCCCTTTCACTTTAATTGTGGAGGACCTACATGGATATGAGAAGATGTTGCAAGGGAAGTATCATTCCAAATACAATCCACTAGCGTTACTGGGAAGGCTAAATACATTTAAAGCAAAATACGGTTTTGAAATCGTGTATTTGGATAAGAAATTCAGTGGGAATTGGATTTATCATCATTTTTATTATCAAGCGAAACATTACTTTAAATTGGGGGCTTTTTAGGAGATAAAAAAGAGGACTCTTATATGAGAGCCCTGAGAGGAAATTAGGTGAATCGCAAATTCAAAAAATTGGCGTATGAATAGTATATCCAAAGTATAAAAATATATACAACAAAGCAGCTAGCAAATGCTAACTGCCCAGTTGATAAGAGGAATTTCGTTAAATCAGGTCTCAGTTTTCAATAGATTCAGCTATTCACCAGCTTATGGATAGTATGAGCAGAAATTAGAATTTTATGCAGGAAGGAAAACATGAAAGCATATAGCAGGCTAGGTACATCATGTATACGAGTATAAAGTGAAACAAAAGTATGTTTTGAAGAAAAAAGACTGACAGAAACCTAGGAAATCGGGGGTTGAATTCTTTCTGAATACCATAGGTATCTAGAAGGGTAAAGTATCTGTAAATGGATGTTAAGTATGTATAATGAGTTTTGAGAATGCAAGGTGTGTTTTTGAAGGGATTATCTGTAACCTACCTTGCCATCATGAAAAATAGAGAAATTTGAGGAGTCCACACCATGAATGCAAAAGAAATAAGAATGTATATATTAGATTTGCAAGACAAGCATTGCGCAACGTGTGAATATCGGGCAAATCAGTCTCCGAAGTATTGTTTGAAGAATTGTAAGGTCGGAGAAGAATTGTATAGATTAGGAAAAAAATTAGCTCCTTGTGTAGGACAAGTCAGAGAAAATCCGAAACGGAAAAATTGGGAAGAATTGATGCCGAAAATTTTAGAAATGTTACAAAGAGAACTACCGATGTATGTAATTGCTATAGAAGTAAACTGTGAAGTGAACACGTTGCAGAAGCAACTCAAAAAAATGGGATTATGGCAGTCAACAAGCAGAAAACAAATACAAGAAAATGCTCATAAAAGATGGGAAGAACGATGTAAACAAGCTGTCATGTTACGTGAAAAAGGACTTACTTATCAAGCAATCTGTCAGCAATTAGGGTGTAGTCGAAACAGTTTGTATCATCACCTTAAAAAAAGAGGGCTAAAGTAAACATGAAACCGATGTGTGTATAGAATTACAAAATTATAAAAGTGTAGATGTGGTGGGGTAGAAATAACAGGAACGAGAGTAGGTGTATCGTCATTGTTCAATTGGCTGAAAGAATATCAAAGGTTAGAAGAGGAGATTGCCTATTTAGGATATAATCTAGATAAAACAAAAGCAGAATTAAAACGCTGGATTCATGGTGATTTACAAGACGTCCGTTTAACGGTTGGATCAGAAGGTGCGAAGGTAGAAGAACGTATAGAAGCAATTGAATATGAGTTAGCGCACAAGATGAACGCAATGCAGGATGTATTGAAATTGATAAATAGGTTCAAAGGTTTAGAAAATAAAATGTTAAAAATGAAATATGTGGACGGAATAACGTTAGAAGAAATAGCAGAGAGCATGAATTACAGTTCTAGTTATATCTATAAGAAACATGCGGAAATCATAAAAAGAATAAAATTTGCTGAAGAACTTGCACTTTATTGACACCTAGTTTTATGAATGTTCACTCTTGAAAATATCGATTATAGTAATAACATAAGAAATTGCCGAAAAGGTAACTGGTATATAGTTGTTTTTTTTTAAAAATCAATGGGACAAATCTCAAAAAGATAATATCAGAGACAGAATCCAAACGACGATGGAAGTTGTTAACTCATAAAAGATTACTTTTAGGAATGTTTTGTGAAGAGGAGAAAGAAACATTCATGTAAATATTGTCATTAGGCTAAACATGATGAAGTATTTTGAAAGTTCACAGAGTATATAAATTGTTATCACAGAGTGGTCACAACAAATTAAAATGAATTTGCTATAGTAAACAGTATCAATGGTATATAGCAAGGGAATGATGGGCAACTTATATACTGTTGACACTTGATTTCATCGTATTGTGTAAACAAATCCAATCGAGTAAGGGGAAGGTTTTCCCTTTCTTTGAGAATATAGCAAAGTTTATTAACTACAAGAAGCTGTATGCTGAAAGGTGCGGAAACACCAAACTAGATGATGTTATTTTGTTTTATGAATGTATGTACATGTTTTTACTTAAAGCACGGTTTAATCCTATAGGCTCAGGAGGACTGTGCTCTTTTTTATGGATAAGGATTTGATAGCGTGAATGTTGAAGAAAAATAATGATGATATGTAGGAGATGTCGTAATCTTATTGGCGTCTTGTTGGTTAAGGAAGGAAAAGCGTAATTGCTAGCGTAGATTAAGCATATAAATACGTATTTCAAAGTGGACATATTTATATCCTGAATTTATTACAATGTTATTTGGAGAAATAGACATATTTATAAATTATATAATATAGAAAAATTATTACATTCAAGAGGTACAAATTCGATGCGACGTGAAAAAGAGCTGTTAAAACAATGGAAGGCGGATTTGCAAGCTGTTCAAGAAGAGAAAAGGTTGAGAAAACAAGCTAAGAAAAAAAATAAGAAATATAGCATTCCAGGTAATGTGGCTGAATTTATGAATGGTAAGGATACGTATCGTAAAGAGAATGGGGTATGGAAAAGCAGAAATAAATAACGGTAGGGTAAATAAAGGGATCCAACTCATAGCAATTTTTGTAGGCGCTGTCGTAATCGATATAGCGTCCTATTTGTTATTAAAGAAAGATAAGAATAAACGTGTAGCATTTGCTAAAGAAGAGTTTGAGACTTGGAAGAAAGAAAATAACGATAAGGAGAGTGAATGTAAATGATTACTGAAGTTAGAAAAACAATATCAGGTACAGAGTATTGGGATAACGAAAAGAAGAAGAGTCTATTTGTGTCAACTGGTGAAGAACCAGGATTTGAAGTAACGGTTAATCCTGAGAGCATGATTGCAGATAAAGGATTTGCAACAGGAGGGTATTTGACTAAAGATAAGTTAGTAATTGGTGAGGCAGGTACAGAACTTGTCTTGAGTAACAAGACAATAAAAGAGTTACGTGAGTATGCTGATGAGTTAGGCATTGAGATTCCAGCTGATGTTAAAAAGAAAGAAGACATCATTGAATTGCTATCATGAAGTACTGTGACTTTAACGGCTGCTATAACAAGATAAGCAAAGGACGTTACTGCGGGGAACATAAGCGTAACAAGCCGAGAAAGAAGAAAGATAAGAAGAACATCTACCATCATGATAACAAACCATTCTATCGTACTGACGCATGGAAGTTTGTCAGGTCAAAGGTATACGAAAGAGAGAATGGATGTTGTGGGCGATGTGGAAGGTTCGTCTTTGGTAGGCGTGCTCATGTTCATCACGTAATACCAATCAAAGAAGATCCAACTCTTAAATTAGAAGAGAATAACCTCAGATTACTTTGTCCAGTTTGTCATACAATCGAAGAAAATGAAGATAAACCGAAAAAAGTTTTCCCGAGTTATTTTGGAAGCCCCCCTATCAAAAATTAAAATTCTCTCTCTGGGGAGGATAGGTAGCGTAGGGGGCACGTCAATGGTTGCGCAATGTTGAAAAAAGTAAGGGGGTGTGAAAATGGCTCGTATGTCCAAAAAGAAAAAGATTGAAATGCTAGATGTAGCAAGGGATGAAGAACGAAAAAGGATTGTGAATTTGTTGACTGATGAGGGCATATTCACACCTTCTTTAGAACCATTAATGGATAATTATTTAGATGCTTTTATCATTTATAAAACGATGTTTGAAGAATGGAAAGCTGATGGTTTTTCTCCTACAAAAACGCATAAAAACAAGGCTGGAGCAGTAAATGAGATGAAACATCCGCTCGCTCAACAAGTTGAAACTTGGAATGATAAGAAGAATAAAATGTTAGAAGCTCTAGGAATGACGAATAAGGGAAAAAGTGTGCAAAAAACACAAAAAAACAATGAAAATATTCAATCGAATGAACCCCAAGACGAATTAGCGGCTCATCGTGAGAAATGGCGGAAATCTAAATGATTATTACACCAGACGTTAACTATGCTGATATGTATGCGAGTAACGTCATGCGTAATAAAAAGAAATACCCAAAGTCGATCATTCTTGCTGTAGAGCGTTATAAGAAGTGGAAAAAGCGTAAAGATATTTGGTTTGATGTAGATTGTGCAAATGAAATGCTAGATTTTGTTCAATCGTTTGTTCGACATGTTAAAGGACCGCTTGCAGGTCAATTAATGGAATTAGAGTTATGGGAAATGTTTGTTTTTGCGAATATGTACGGTTGGTATCATAAAAATGAAAAAGGTAAGACCGTTCGTGTTGTTCGTGAATCATATGTGCAAGTCCCAAAGAAAAACGGGAAAACCATTATTGCAGCAGGTGCATTGCTTTATGCGATGTATGGAGAAGGTGAACTTGGTGCGGATTGTTATTGTGCGGCATCGGATTATGAACAAGCACAAAATGCAGCTGAACCAATTGCACAAGCCATAGAAAACTCCGAACCTCTGGCAGGACATACACAAATTTATAAAGGTGTGAATGGTACAGTCAGTGGTGCGATGTATCGTTATAACATTAATGGAATTGCATATCAAAATAAATTCAAAGTACTAACAAAAACACAAAGGGTCTTGAAGGAAAGAACCCTTATTTTGTGTTGAATGATGAACTTCATGCGCAAGAGAATATGGATATGTATGATAACTTGAAATCAGCACAGATTTCTCGTGAACAGCCGATTATGTTAAATATTTCGACGGCTGGTAAAGGCTCATCTTCTGTTGGTATGCGTGTATATAAATATGCAAAACAAGTTCTTGAAAATGATAATGACGATTCTTTATTTGTTGCAATTTGGGAGCCGAATAAAAATTATGATTGGGAAAATCGTAAAGTTTGGGCGATGGTGAATCCAAACATTGGTGTTTCCGTCACCATGGAACAACTTGAAATAGAGTTTAAAAAGGCAAAACAATCCGCACATTCAAAAGCAGAATTTCTTTCCAAGCATCTAAATGTCTTTGTAAATAGTGCAGACAATTATTTTGAACACGATCAAGTTCAACATGTACTTGTAGAAGATTTAGGCGATCTCACAGGAGAAGTATGCTATATAGGATTGGATTTATCGAAAACAACGGATTTAACTTGTGTAAGTTTGAATTTCCCTACTCATGATGAGGAAGGTAATTCCATTTTAAAAGTGAAACAAATGTACTTTATTCCCACCGATAACATTGAATTTAGAGAAAAAGAAGATAATGTTCCTTATACCGATATGGTTGAACGTGGTTTTGTTACTTTTTGTGATGGCAAGATGATAAACCAAGATCAGGTTATGGACTACATTGTGGAATGTATGAATTTATATGACGTACAACAAATAAACTACGACCCAGCGATGTCACAAAAGTTAATTGAAAAACTTGAGAACCTAGGCCTTGAATGTATTGCTGTAAATCAATTCCCTAACGTTATGAATGCGATGATTGATGATTCAGAAATACTAATCTATGAACAACGTTTAATGACTGACAATCCATTGTTTGTATATTGCGCTTTAAATGTTGTAGTGGTTACAAATATGAACGGAATGAAAGCGCCGAGTAAGCGACAGTCCAAAAAGAAAATTGATGGATTTGTTGCTTTTTTAGTCGCTCATAAAGAAACGATGATGGTTATGGATAGCATAACTGAAGAAGGTATGGATGAATTAATTGGTGATATTTATAGATAGAGAGGCGGTGAGAAATTGGGTTTAAGAGACAGGTTTTCAAATTTTTTATTTAGACAAGCTGAAAAACGTGGTTATCTTGATGATGTTTTAGGAAAAAGCATTCGTTATGGCGGTGTATATGTTACAGATTCAAACATCTTACAATCTAGCGATGTTTACGAGTTGTTACAAGACATCAGTAATCAAATGGTATTGGCTGATATCGTTGTGGAGGATGAATTTGGTAATGAAACAAAAGATGATATTGCACTTCGTATTTTAAAGAATCCGAATGATTACCTAACACAATCTGAATTTATTAAATTAATGACGAATACTTATTTACTCGAGGGAGAAACATTCCCGATATTAAATGGCGCTCAAATCCATTTAGCTTCAAATGTTTTTACAGAGTTAGATGATAATTTAGTAGAGCATTTTAATATTGGTGGTCACGAAATTCCTCCGTTTATGATTCGTCATGTGAAAAATATTGGCGCAGATCATTTAAGAGGAAAAGGCCTTCTTGATTTGGGAAGAGATACACTTGAGGGCGTTATGTCAGCTGAGAAAACTTTAACTGACAAATATAAAAAGGGTGGACTATTAGCATTCTTGTTACATTTAGATGCCCATATCAATCCGCAGAATGGAGCGCAGTCGAAATTAATCAATGCAATTTTAGATCAACTGGAATCAATCGATGAAGCAAGGTCTGTAAAAATGATTCCTCTTGGAAAAGGGTATTCAATAGACACACTTAAAAGTTCGTTAGACGACGAAAAGACCCTAGCATACCTAAATGTATATAAAAAGGATTTAGGTAAGTATTTAGGCATAAATGTGGATACATACACAGAGCTAATCAAAGAAGATATTGAGAAAGCAATGATGTATATCCACAACAAAGCAGTTAGACCAATAATGAAAAATTTTGAAGACCATTTGAGTCTTCTTTTTTATGGCCAAAATTCAGGGAAATGTATCAAATTTAAGATTAATATTCTTGATTTTGTTACGTATAGCAATAAGACAAATATCGGTTACAACCTGGTACGTACAGCTATTACTTCACCTGATCATGTTGCTGATATGCTTGGATTCCCTAAACAAAATAAAAAGGAATCACAGGCCATTTATATTTCAAATGATGTAACTGAAATTGGCAAGAAAGAAGCGGGAGATGGTTCTTTGGGAGGTGAAGAGAATGAAAATTGAGGTCCGAGGAGATCAAGTCATACTTGATGGTTATGTGAATGTTGTGGACAGAGAAAGTCGAATGTTGCCTTCTCCAAGGGGATATTTCAAAGAGAGAATTGTTCCAAAGGCGTTTGAAAAAGCGTTAAAGAAAGCAAAGAATGTGGATTTACTTTTTAACCACGATAAGAATCGAAATCTGGGTTCCATTAAAAATGGCAATCTGGAATTGTGTGAAGACAATATTGGTTTAAGAGCTATTGCTACAGTTACAGATGAACAAGTGATTGAGAAGGCAAGGAATAAAGAATTGCGTGGTTGGTCATTTGGTTTTGTTTCTGAAAAAGATTCATGGGAAGAAGGCGAATCGGGTGTTCAAAAACGATCTATTGAAGAACTAGAGCTTTTAGAAGTATCTATCTTAGATATGACACCAGCCTATGTTGCAACTTCCATTGAAACCAGGGGCGAAAATACAGCCATGATTGAAATGAGAAGTGAAGAAGCAGCTGTAAAAACAGTTGTGGAAGATGATACAGAAGAAAGAAGCAACCTTATCAAACAAATAAAAAAAGTTTTGGAGGAAAATTAACATGAATGTAAAAGAAATCTTAAATGCATCTTTAACAAGAACGAAATCTCGATTAGCAGAATTACAAGGGAAAGTAGAAAAAAATGAAGTTCGTTCAGAAGAATTAGCAGCCGTAAAAGCAGAAGTAGAGCAATTAACAAAAGAAATTCAAACTATTTCTGAGGAATTAGCAAAGTTAGAAGAGAAAGAAAAAGAAGAAGATCCCGCCAAAAAGAAAGACGATGATCCAGATAAAAAAGAAGACCCAGCAGCAAAAGAAAATCCGAATGAAAAAACTGATCTGTCAGAAGAACAACGTTCCGTTATTGCAGCATCTATTGCAGCAGCTCTTTCTACTAAAGGTCATAAATCTACTAAAAATAAAGAAAAGGAAACTCGTTCAGCTTTTGCAAACTACATTGTAGGTAACATTGATGAAACAGAAGCCCGTGCATTAGGGTTAGTGACTGGTAATGGTTCTGTTACGATTCCAGATTTCTTAAGTAAAGAAATTATTACGTATGCTCAAGAAGAAAACTTCCTACGTCGATTAGGTACAGGGGTGAAAACGAAGGAAAATATTAAGTATCCAGTTTTAGTGAAAAAGGCAGAAGCTCAAGGGCATAAAAATGAGCGAACAAATAATGAAATGCCAGAAACAGATATTGAGTTCGACGAAATCGAATTATCACCAACGGAATTTGATGCGCTTGCTACAGTAACGAAAAAGCTATTGGCACGTACTGGTTTACCAATTGAACAAATCGTAATGGACGAGCTGAAAAAAGCTTATGTTCGTAAAGAAACGCAATATATGGTGAATGGAGATGAAGCTAATAACATAAATGATGGTGCATTAGCAAAGAAAGCTGTTGAGTTTAAAACAGATGAGAAAAATCTCTACGATGCATTAGTAAAAATGAAAAATACACCTGTTAAAGAAGTTCGCAAAAAAGCACGATGGGTGTTAAATACAGCAGCACTAACAAAAATTGAAACAATGAAAACGGATGATGGTTTCCCATTACTTCGTCCATTTAATCAAGCAGAGGGCGGCATTGGTTATACATTATTAGGCTTCCCTGTTGAGGAAGAAGATGCAATTGATATCCCTGATTCACCAGATACACCAGTATTCTATTTCGGTGATTTCTCTAAGTTCTATATTCAAGATGTTATTGGATCACTAGAAGTACAAAAGTTAGTTGAGTTATTCTCACGTACAAACCGTGTAGGCTTCCGTATCTGGAACTTACTAGATGCTCAATTAATTCATTCTCCATTTGAAGTTCCAGTTTATAAGTATGTTTTAAAAGCTTCTACTGGGGCTTAATATGGATGATTTAATTGAGAAATTAAAATCTCATATTCATTGGGAAGAGGGTATGGATGATTCTATGCTCTCTTTTTATATTAAGCAAGGTCAACGATATGTAAAAAAAGCATGTGGAAGAGAAGTGGAATACCTGGTCATTATGTGTGCAGGTATTTTTTATGAATATCGTGTAGCTGAAAAAGAATTAGAACAAGCATTGGATGCTTTGACACCATTCTTTGTCCAGGAGGTTTATGATGCCGAAGAGGAAGACGAATAAACTCAAATGGGTGGGTGATTTACTCAAATTAGGAGAGACGATTGATCCAGTAACAGACCGTGTTGTGATGGGATATCCATTAGAACGGAAAATTCGATATAACAACATTGGGGTTACGGCCACTGATAAATTCACAACAAAAGATACGAATGAAATTGTAAAGAAAATTGAAGTTCGTATTGATCGTGACATTGAAAACAATCAAAAGAATTATCGCGTAAAAGTTGGTGGCCGTATTTATAACATTGAGCGCATTTATGTAAAAGAGGAAGACCGATTGATGGAGGTGTCACTATCGTATGCAAATTAATTTTGAACAGTTGCGAAGTCTTATGAAGAAATCTGGTATTCCAGTTTCTCGTGATAGTGCTCCTACAGGGATAGATTACCCTTATATTGTGTATGAATTTGTGAATGAGCAACATAAAAGAGCTTCTAATAAGGTTCTAAAAGATATGCCACTTTATCAAATTGCAGTTATCACAAATGGAACTGAAAAAGATTACGAGCCATTAAAGGCTGTTTTTAACGAAGCAGGCGTGTCTTATTCTCAATTTGATGGAATGGGTTATGACGAGAACGACGACACTATCACGCAGTTTATAACGTATGTGAGGTGTATCCAGTAATGGCTTCAAATAACAATGGTTTTGCTGAAGCTTTAGAAGATATCAATACGCTATTACGGGTGAATAAAAAAGTGAGTTTGGATGTGTTAGATGAAGCAGCCAAGTATTTTGCTAGTAAATTAAAACCAAAAATCAAAGCATCCAGTAAAAACAAGCGGACACATTTAAGGGATAGCCTAAAGGTTGTTGTGAAAGATGATCGTGTATCTGTGGAGTTTAAAGATGAGGCTTGGTATTGGTATTTAGTTGAACATGGCCATAAAAAAGCAAATGGTAAGGGGCGTGTGAAAGGAAAACACTTTGTTCAGAATACCTTTGATGCAGAAGGTGACAAAATTGCTGATATTATGGCACAAAAAATAATTGATAGAATGTGAGGATGATATACATGACAATTGAAAATAAAGAAATTCAATATTCCGTAGGGATTGAAGATTTATATCTGTGCTTGATGAAGGGAAATGAAACTTCTAGTGCACTACCAACTTATGAGGATATCGTTTATAGACAAACGAATATTTCTGATTTAACGATTTCCACTACTTCTACTAATTTTACAAAGTGGGCATCTAACAAAAAAATTATTAACATTGTCAAAAATACAGCGTTTGGATTAGCTTTTAATCTTGCTGGTCTAAATCGTGAAGTAAAAGATAAAATCTTTGCTAAAACACGTAAAAAAGGCGTGTCTTTTGAAACAGCGAAGGCGAAGGCGTATCCAAAGTTCGCAGTAGGTGTTGTATTCCCTTTAAATGATGGAACAAAAATATTACGTTGGTACCCAAAATGTACAGTTGCTCCAGTAGAGGAATCTTGGAAAACGCAAGGTGATGAAATGACTGTGGATGACATTGCTTACACAATTACAGCAGATCCATTGTTATTTAATGATGTAACACAAGCTGAATTGGATACTGGTGATCCAGAGGCAAAAGGAATTAAAGCTGAAGATTTCCTAAAACAAGTAATTTGTGATGAATCTCAATTAACACAACTTGGTGGAACATCGACGCCAGGGAAATAAGGAGTGATAGTATGGCACGTTTAAGTGATTT